GATATCGCTAATGGTCTGGCTCGTCGTCCCAATTTCTCCGGGTATTCCTTTAAGGAAGAAATGATCTCAGACGGCATTGAGAATTGTCTGAATTATCTGGACAACTTTGATCCTAAGATTTCCTCCAACCCATTCTCATACTTTACTCAGATAGTATTCTTTGCATTTTTGCGTCGGATTCAGTTTGAATCAAAACAGACCTATGTGAAGTTTAAGTCTTTTGAACATCACGAATTATTCACTAATCACGAATACGAACGCAAAAAGCATGTAGATCTGGTAAAGACTATTATCAACGAAAACACCCAATCCATTATTTCTAAGTTTGAAGAAAGAATGGGAAACAAAAAGACCACAACAGAAGAACCACCTATTGAAATCAACCTCGGTTTATTGATGGAGTAAAAATGAAAATAGCACTTATTACTGATACTCACTTTGGTGTGAGGTCAGATAATCCACTGTTTCTGGAATACTTTGACAAGTTTCTGGATGGCGTGTTTTTCCCAGAATTAAAGCGAAGAGGGATAAAGCATATTGTTCATCTTGGAGATCTATTTGATCGCAGGAAATATGTAAACTTTAACACCCTTACATGGTCCAGATCTTTTATGGACAGAGCAAAGGATTATTCCATTGATCTGATTATTGGGAATCATGACACATATTACAAGTCAACAAATGATGTGAATTCGCCTTCTCTGCTTCTGAATGACTACAAAAATGTGAAGATCTACACAGAAGCAACAGAAGTAGATATTCCTGGTTCAAATAATGCAATACTTTACATTCCCTGGATTACTCCAGAGAACGAAGAAAAAACTCTGGATCTTATCAAGAAGACGAGTGCTAAGGTTGCCATGGGGCATCTAGCTGTTACTGGTCATGTAATGCACAAAGGCACTGTTTGTCAGGATGGTATTAATCCTTCTATCTTTGTGGATTTTAATTCTGTCTACACTGGACATTTTCATACAAAGAACTCTATCGCTAATGTACATTACCTTGGCTGTCCCTGGGATCTTATGTTTACTGATGCTGATGATGTAAAGGGATTCCATATCTATGACATTACAACAGACAGCACAGAGTTTATTGAGAACCCTTACAAGATGTACTGGAAGTTTTACTATGATGACACCGGAGCAAAGGATCTCAGGGATGTAGGTATTCCAAAAAACAAGTTAGACAAACTGAAAAACTCTTTTGTGAAAGTGTATGTAAAGGGAAAGACCAATCCTATACTATTTGACAGATACCTGGATCGGATTAATGATGCAGAACCTGCTTCGCTTTCTATTGTAGAAGACTATGTAAACGAAGACTTCTTAACAGAAGAACGGGTTACACTTGATCAGGATACCCTTTCCCTGCTAAATAGTTCACTGGATGATTATGCTGAGATAATCACATCGGATGACAAGAAAGCAGAAATTCAAAAACTGCTCCTTAATTTATACATGGAAGCGATGAAATCATGATTTATTTTTCCGAACTGAAGTACAAGAATTTTCTTTCAACCGGAAACAACTTTACAACTATTTCTCTAACAGGTAATACCACTACACTTATAGTGGGTAAAAATGGTTCTGGGAAGAGCACTATTCTTGATGCAATCACGTTTGTTCTTTTCGGTAAGCCATTCCGTAAGATCAACAAACCGCAATTGCTGAACACCACAAATGGTTCTGATTGTATTGTAGAACTTACATTTACAATCAACAAAAAGGAATACCAGATCCGTCGTGGTATTAAGCCTAATGTATTCGAGATATTCGAGAACGGTAAGTTACTCCAACAGGATGCAGCTATTAAGGATTATCAGCAACATCTTGAAGAGAACATCCTCAGGATGACCTATAAAGCATTCTGCCAGATAGTTGTTATTGGTAATGCAACATATCAACCGTTTATGAAGTTAAATCCAGCCGAACGTCGGCAAATTGTTGAGAACTTCCTGGATATTGATGTGTTCACAAAGATGAACATACTCCTGAAGTCTAAGATCACTGAGACAAAGGAACAGATTAACGGCGCATCTTATCAGGTAGACTTAGCCAAAGAAAAGCTAAGAATGGCTAAGACGTTGTTATCTTCTTCCGAAGAA